ATTTTTTTGGTGATATGATGGAAGAAGGACAGAACGATTATCCTTTAGCGAAAGCAGTAAAGGAATGGGGTGGTTATCCACACACAGTAAAAAATTGGGAGGATACCCGAACTCAACTTAAAAAATTTGTGGTATAATTAATAGAGTACGCTTCGGGTACACAATTTACACTCGCTTATTAAAGGAGAACTATGACTTACTTACAAAAGTATCACACTGCTAATCTTCCAGAATTAATGAAGATTATTTCTAAGAATGGAATTGGTATGGACTCATACCTAGATAATTTTTTCAATTCTTATGAAACCACAACAAACTATCCACCCTACAATCTTATTCATGTAAATAATGTTGAGTCTGTGTTAGAAATTGCACTAGCAGGATTCAGTAAAAAAGAACTTAAGGTTTACACTGAATATGGAAAACTCATTGTCGAAGGAAAAAAAGAAACTAAGGAGACAGAATCCGAGTATGTCTATCAAGGCTTGGCTCAACGATCTTTCAACAGAGCCTGGTCATTATCAGAAGATATTGAAGTCAGGAGTGTCGAATTTAAGGATGGACTTCTTACCGTTAAGTTGGGTAAAGTAGTTCCAGAACATCATGCTAAAAAAGTATATCTTTAATGGTTAAAGGATACGATTTATTTGGAGACCACGGGAGAAGTTTACCTACTCCTCACGGAAGTGGTGCAAGACCTATGTATGCTGATATGGGTAAATCTTGTAGACCAGATCCAAATCGTAAGATTACATATCCTCACGTTGTTGCTCTGTTTACTTTAGACTCACACAACACCAGTTATTTTTATAAAAGAGAGGATGGTACATACTATTGGCATCATTGTCGTAAAGATAAAGACGATGTGTATGTGGATGCTGATGAATTACAATTAAATCTTCTAGGAGACGATCCAATTCTAAGCACGGAATATATTATGAAAGCAATTTACTAGGGATCTTGACGATCCCTTTTTTTATGTTATAATTATGTAAGAAGGATAAAAAAATGTCAATTAAAATTACAGTTCTTAAAACAGGTGAGCAACTCATATCTGATATGAAAGAGTTAATGGCAGAGGGTCAGGAGCATGCACAAGCATATTTGTTAGACAATCCACATACTTATGAGATAAATGAAAAACAATTTATAACTGAAGAGGAAAAAGAAGGAGGTGATTATGGAATTGATGTTTCACTTCTTCCTTGGTTGATTTTATCTAAAGATTCGCAAATGATTATACCAGTTGATAGTGTATTAACTGTAGTAGAACCTGTTGATGCACTAACTAAATTATATCAAGATAAATTGGATTCATTCAAAATGGAGGAAACAGATGATTAAATGTGTTTTACTTAATGCTCATTGCACTTTAATTGCAGAGGTTGTAGAGGTTGATGCAGAAATAGGCGATCCTAATTGTAAATTAATTAATCCATATGTATTCAATAGTATAGAAGATATGAAACCTTGGAAGGCAGATATTACAAACCAAACAGATTTTATGATTCGTTCTGAAGATATATTGACTATACTTGATCCAACTGGTACAATAATAGACAAATATACTGAACTAACTGCGTAATGAGATTTTATACTAACGTCCAAATGGTCGGAGATAATTTCTTGGTTCGTGGATATGAAGATGGCAAACACTTTGCAACTCGTGAAAAATTTTACCCAACATTATTTGTAGATTCAAAAAGAAAGACAAAATATAAAACACTTGATGGTTCACCTGTTGAACCAATTGAACCTGGCACAGTAAGAGATTGTCGAGAGTTTATTAAAAAATATAATGATGTAGAAAACTTTAATGTTTATGGAAATGAAAGATTTATCTATCAGTATATCTCATCAAAGTATCCAGAAACAGAATTAAAGTTTGATATTGAACAAATTAAATTAACTACAATTGATATTGAGGTTAAATCAGAATATGGATTCCCTGATGTAGAATCTTGTGCAGAAGAAATACTATTAATTACTTTACAAGATTATACAACAAAACAAATTCGTACTTGGGGTCTTGGTGGATTTAACAATAAGCAAGAGAATGTAATATACAAATCATTTAAAACAGAGTATGAACTACTTACTGATTTTATCAACTGGTGGATGATTGAAGATAATACACCAGAAGTTATTACTGGTTGGAATAGTAAGTTGTATGATATTCCATATCTCTGTCGTCGTATTGACAGAATATTAGGTGAGAAACTCAAGAAGAGAATGTCACCTTGGGGTCTTGTAACTGAAGAAGAAACATTTATTGCAGGTCGTAAACATATTTCATATGATATTGGTGGAGTATCTCAGTTAGACTATCTTGACTTATACAAGAAGTTTACTTACAAAGCACAAGAATCATACCGATTAGATTATATTGCATCTGTTGAACTTGGACAAAAGAAACTTGACCACAGTGAGTTTGATACATTTAAGGATTTTTATACGAAGGGTTGGCAAAAGTTTGTAGAATACAACATCATTGACGTAGAATTAGTTGACCGTCTTGAGGATAAGATGAAGTTGATTGAACTTGCTTTGACAATGGCATATGATGCAAAGGTCAACTATGAAGATGTGTTTTATCAGGTAAGAATGTGGGACACAATTATCTACAATTATTTAAAGAGAAGAAACATTGTCATACCACCAAAGAATCGTTCAGATAAATCTGATAAGTATGCAGGTGCATATGTCAAAGAACCAATACCTGGCAAATATGATTGGGTTGTTTCCTTCGACTTGAATAGTCTATATCCGCATTTAATAATGCAATATAATATTTCTCCAGAGACTTTACTAGATACAAGACATCCATCTGTTACAGTTGATAAAATTCTTGAAGAGGATATAACGTTTGAAATGTACAAAGACAATGCTGTCTGTGCAAACGGTGCAATGTATCGTAAGGATGTTCGTGGGTTCTTACCAGAACTAATGGAGAAGATGTATAATGAAAGAGTCATCTTCAAAAAGCGAATGATTACTGCAAAGAAGAAGTATGAAAAGACCCCAACAAAAAATCTTGAAAAAGAAATTGCAAGGTGTAATAATATTCAGATGGCAAAAAAGATTTCCCTTAACTCTGCTTATGGTGCTATTGGTAATCAATATTTTCGCTATTATAAACTTGCCAACGCAGAAGCTATTACACTATCTGGTCAGGTTTCTATCCGTTGGATAGAAAACCGTATGAACAAGTATCTAAACAAAATTTTAAAAACGGAGAACGAAGACTATGTTATTGCCAGCGATACTGATTCCATCTACCTTAATCTGGGTCCTTTGGTCGAAACTGTATACAAAGGGAGAGAGACGACTAATGAAAGCATTGTGTCGTTCCTTAATAAGATCTGTGAGATGGAACTTGAAAAGTATATTACGAGTTCTTATGAAACGTTGGCGAACTACGTAAATGCTTATGACCAGAAGATGTTTATGAAGCGAGAGAACATCGCAGACCGTGGTATATGGACAGCAAAGAAAAGATATATTCTAAACGTATGGGATAGTGAAGGAGTTAGATATGATGAACCAAAATTAAAGATGATGGGTATTGAAGCAGTGAAGTCATCAACTCCTGCACCTTGTCGTTTACTTATTAAGAATGCACTGAAGTTAATGATGAATGGAACAGAAGAAGATGTGATAGATTTTATTGATGAGTCCAGAAAACAATTCAAAAAATTACCACCAGAAGAGATTGCCTTTCCTCGCACTGCATCGAATGTTCAAAAGTATAAATCACATTCTATGATTTATGAAAAGGGAACTCCTATACATATACGGGGTGCATTATTGTTTAATCATTATGTGAAAGAGAAAAAGTTAGACAATAAATATTCACTCATCAGTAATGGAGAGAAAGTCAAATTTCTTTACCTACAAAAACCAAATATTATTCAAGAGAATGTAATATCATTCATTCAAGATTTTCCGAGAGAACTTGGACTTGAGAAGTATGTTGATTATGATTTACAATTTGATAAAAGTTTTGTTGAACCACTTAAAGCAATCTTAGATGCAATTGGGTGGAATGTTGAAAAAACTGTAAACTTAGAACTATTTTTTTCCTAATGGAATTACCTATTAATGATAATGATTTAGAAACAATCGTAAATGCTCTTTCTCTTGGAGGAGATGCAAGATTGTATCATCTATTGAAAGAAGTGAAAGATGTCAGAGATAATAATCCTGATGGACCATACAAAAAAATATTAAGAGATAAAGGAATAACTATTTGACCTTGACGAATTGAAATAAAAATAGTATAATAAAAATAAAATGGATTGTTGGCACTGTGGCACTGAACTCATCTGGGGTGGAGACCACGATTTAGAAGAAGAGTTCTATGGCGAAGATCACGCATATGACTTCGTAACTAATTTATCTTGTCCAAAGTGCCAAGCCTATGTTGAAGTACATCATCGTAAAGAGGGTAAAGAATGGATTTCTTGAAAGAAATTGTAAAAGAGATTGGTGACGATTTTACCAAAGTAGCACAAGATATAGATGAAACAGAAAGATTCATTGATACAGGAAGTCATATCTTCAATTCGCTTGTTAGCGGTTCCATTTATGGTGGTGTTTCTAGTAATAAGATTACTGCCATCGCTGGTGAAAGCAGTACTGGAAAGACTTATTTTTCCTTGGCTGTTGTCAAAAACTTTCTGGATACTAACCCTGATGGTTACTGCCTTTATTTTGACACCGAGGCTGCTGTCAACAAAGGACTACTTAAATCTCGTGGGGTTGACTTAACACGAACAGTTGTTGTGAACGTTGTTACAATTGAAGAGTTTCGTGGTAAGGCACTTAAGGCAGTAGATATATACTTAAAGACAGATGAAGAGAATCGCAAACCTTGTATGTTTGTATTAGATTCTTTAGGTATGCTTTCTACAGAGAAAGAAATCACGGATGCCCTAAACGATAAACAAGTCAGAGATATGACCAAATCTCAACTTGTTAAAGGAGCATTCAGAATGCTTACACTTAAACTTGGTCAAGCAAACATTCCACTTATTGTTACTAATCACACCTATGACGTTATCGGATCTTACGTCCCAACTAAAGAAATGGGAGGAGGCAGCGGTCTCAAGTATGCTGCATCTACAATCATCTATCTTACCAAGAAGAAAGAAAAAGACGGAAAAGATGTCATTGGAAACATTATCAAGGCAAAGACTCATAAGTCACGTCTAAGTAAAGAAAATAAAGAAGTTGAAGTTCGTCTTTACTATGATGAGAGAGGACTTGACAAATACTATGGTCTTTTAGACTTGGGAGAGAAAGGTGGTCTCTGGAAAAATGTTGCGGGTAGATATGAAATGGATGGAAAGAAAGTATATGCAAAAGAAATATATAAAAATCCAGATAAGTATTTTACAGAAGAAGTAATGCAGAAGTTGGATGCTATTGCAAAAGAAGAATATTCATATGGTTAAAGTATACGATAATATTATTCCTGATGATGTTTGTCAAAAATTAATAGGTATATTTGAAACAAACGTACAACATCAACATTTTATTAATGAAAATAATTGTCCTTGTTTTACACAAGTAAATCTTAATCAAGTATCTTCAGATAATGTTCGCTTATTAATACCTTTTCTTGCAGAAGTATATCAAAGATATCGAAAAGACACTAAAAACTTTTATTCACCACCTTTAAAAGAGTTAGAAGAATTTAGAATTAAAAGATATAATACTAGTGGTGATGAAAGGTTTGATGAGCATGTTGATGTTACGGATTATGACTCATCACTTAGAGCAGTTGCATTTCTTTTTTATCTAAACGATAATGATGGTAATACAGTATTTTC